CTTCTATGTGATCGACCCCACGGTGGAGAACCGGCAGGGCAACGACCGGGGCAGTCAGTATCAGACCGGTGTCTATTACACCAACGAAAGCGCGAAGGAAACGGTGGAGCGCATCGCGGAGATCGAGCGGGGACGCAGTGAAAAGTTCTTCGTGGAGATAGGTCCACTCAAGAACTATTACCCCGCCGAGGAGTACCACCAGAACTACCTTGAAAAGAACCCGAACGGCTACTGCCACATCCCGCGCGCGGAGATGGAGCTCTTTTCCCGGCTGCGCATCGACCCGGGCGACTATCAGAAGCCCGCGGCGGAATCCATCCGGGACAAGCTGACGGCGGAGCAGTACCGTGTTACGCAGGAGAGCGGCACAGAGCGCGCCTTCACAGGCGAGTTCTGGGATAAATTTGAAAAGGGCATCTATGTGGATGTCGTCACCGGTGAGCCGCTCTTTTCCTCCACGGATAAGTACGAAAGCGGCTGCGGCTGGCCTGCCTTTACAAAGCCCATTGAGGGCCCTGCCGTAGTGGAAAAAGAGGATCTGAGCCACGGGATGCGCCGCACGGAGGTCAGAAGCCGCGCCGGAGACTCCCACCTCGGCCACGTGTTCACCGGCGACCCGGAGTCGCCCAACGGCGTGCGCTACTGCATCAACAGCGCGGCCCTGCGCTTCGTCCCCTATGAAAAAATGGAAGCCGAGGGCTACGGATATCTGCTGCATCTGTTTGAAAAATGATTTCCGGTGCATACACATCAAGCGGAAAAACAGGACGGGGCTGTTGCACATCCCCTAAAAAAGAAAGACCGAAGTAAAAGCCATAAAAGGGCTTTACAACTTCGGTCTTTTTCTTTAAGTTATAATGAAACTTGCCGGGGCGCACTGCGCTTTTGCAATAGACGTGCGCAAAGTTCCGGAACAGCTTCTTGTCGATTATCAAGTTCGTAAACTTTTTTTCGTTCGAAACTTATGCGGATGATCTGTTCAAACTCTTTGCCGGTCATTCTGCGTCCTCGGTTTCTTGGCATACTGGCGGGGTACAATCCGTCAGCTTTTCGCTTCCTGCGCATTTCACCTTGCAGACCACCGCATTGTCCAGCACATAGACAAAGGGCATTTTTGCATACAAAAAGCCCCTGATTACTTAAGTACAGTAATCAGGGGCTCAAAGTATTTTATAGAACAACCTCTACGGTGAGGTCTTTCCATTGCTTCGGCCAAAGCACGCAGCCGCGCGAATTTCGGTAAGAACGAGCCTTATCGCAATCCGCATTTAATGTAAAAATCTACGTGACTTAAGCGCGGGGGTTCTTGATTGCAGCCTGCTTATTGGGTCGTCATCATAGGTATGTACCCAAAAGCGCGTACTGTTTGCAACCTCAAGTATCCTATTGACGGCCCCATCCCCTTTCTTCGCTTTTGTTTTTCCCGGCATGATTTTTTCCGCCGAAATCGAATGGTAATTGTACGTTCCGCGCACATTGCATTGAACAGTGCATGACTCTTGAAATAGATTTAGTTCCCAGATGAATTTCTGTCCATCGATGGAGAAGATTCTCGGCACAAATCTGTCCAGAAATTCCCGGCTGATTTCATCGTTTGGGAACGACTCTTGCCAGCTGAGTGCTTCCTCTACCTTTTCACTATTGGCAGCTCCGTTTTCTTGTTCCTGCTGGTATTCTTCTAAAATATCCTGCCGGTGATCCTGCCAAACGTTTTTGTAGATTTCTCGCGCCATCAATTCGAGCTTCCATGCTTGCACATTTGGGGCGCTGCATTTGGGGGCTACATTCCTCAGCGACCGCTGATAACAGATATATCGAACAATGCCTTTCTCTGCGCGGAACGCCCGCATTCTGGCTCCGCAGCCACAAAACAGGCGGCAAGCCCATTTGTCGGCGTGTTCGCTCTTTCCATACAAGTAAGCCTGCGTTATATTGCCGTCTTTGTACGACTGCCATGCATGTCTGCGGCGCTGACATTTATCCCATAGTTCCTCTGAAATGATTGGTTCAAAACTGCCTTTCACCAGAATGTAATCCTGTTCGCTGTTCTTGATGCTTTTATGGCTGAGGAAATCATCAATATGCGATTTGTTGTATGTCAAATACCCTTTATAAATCGTATTCTTGGTGATTGAGAGAACCTGACGCGCGCTCCATTGTGGCATTCCGGATTTATTCGGTGCGCCTTCTTGCGTTAGTGTCTGGGCTATCTCGGTGCCATTTATGCCATCAGCATACCAAGCAAAAATTTTTCTGACAGTCTCTGCCTGACTTTCCTGCACCACAAGCGTATGAGCCTTTTTATCACGCTTATATCCAAACGGTGTCGGTCCCGCAACATAGGTGCCTTTTTTCTGTGACGTCTGAATGCCCGCCTTGGTGCGTTCACTCATTTTACGGCTTTCATCTTGCGCAAGGCTTGCCATAATGGTCAGGCGAACTTCTCCATCGCCACGCATCGTCCAGATGTCATCATTGACGAAGTACACTTCAACGCCGTACTGTTTCAGCTCACGGGTCGTAACCAAAGTATCCACCGTGTTTCGGGCAAAACGGGAAACCTCGCGGGTCACGATTAGGTCAAACTTCTTTTTCCGGGCATCTCGCAGCATCTTCATAAAAGAAGGTCGGGTTTTCATGCCAGTACCTGAGATTCCTTCATCGGCGTATTGCCCAACCACCGTCCAATTCGGATGATGTTCTGCAAGCTCCAGATACCAGTTCATTTGATTTTTCAGTGCTGATATTTGCGCCTCAAGTTCCGTGGACACGCGCCCATAGAACACGACTCTGCGCGGGCAGTTTTGCTGGTCTGCTTTATCATATTGCATCGGTTTTCCCTCCTTCCCCATCAGTATAATACTGCATTCAGTATTTTCAAAATGTACAAGTCAATGACTCAATCATGGTATAGAAAAGCCGTGGAAGAAGGTTCCTTCCACGGCATGATCTTTATACTACTTTTTCAATAAGGCACTGATGTTTCTTCGTTTTCTTGTCATAGTTGATAGCTACCAAGAGAAGATTTCCTGTATAGCCACGCAGCGAATCCGAATATTTCTTTTCCTTAATCTGCTGCATCGCAGTCTCCGCCGTTTGGTTCCACTTCAACTCCACAACAAGCGCCGGATAGTCATTTCGGTACTCCGGTTTTGGTACGAAAACGAAGTCTGCGAAGCCCCTGCCTGTGGGCAGCTCTCGAACCGGCTTAAAGTAATATTGCATAGCGCTCAGGTATGCAATCGCCAAGACGCTGCTCAAGGAGTTTTCATTGTTGTACTGGATGGCAGAAACATAGTCATCATGGATTTTCTCAACCTGAGTGGCTACTGCATCGCCATCCATATCCAATGTCGCATCCAGCAACTTCTCAGACTCCTGCTGGAACAACAACATCTCATTCCAATGCTTGCTTTCCACCGCAAGTGTCAATTCCTGCCGGATTTCCTCATTCGGAACGAACGCTGTTTTTCGGTTCTGGTCATATCCCAAGTAGCCAAGATGGATCATATATGTCAAAACATCATCTTTGCTTTGGATATTAACGGTATCGTTCTTGAAGGTAGCCGTGTTTACTTTAACTTCCCCACCGGAAAGCATTTCAATGATTGCCGTTTTCAGCCCATCATAGTTCATGTTGATAAGAGGAACGATTGCTTCATAGGAAGCCGTTTCCGACCAGTAGCTCTTAAACTCTCCCTTCAGCATAACGCTGACAACAGCTCTGGGATTATAAACTTGGTAATCCCGCAACAAGTAACCATCGTACCACTTTTTTACCTTGTCAAAGTCTTTGTGGTACTCCTCGCAAAGATTCTTAACTTCTTCTTCCGTAAAGCCAATGAAAGGTGCCAACGTGCCGGCACTGACCATGGTAAACTCATCGAAGTTATTCAAGGCCGACTGCGTTTTTTCCTTTTTGATTGGCAGAATGCCGGTGAGGTATGCAAGCTGAATGTATTTTGTCGGCTCTGTACCTTTGAATAAGCCTCTCAGGAAATAGATATATTCTTCTTGAACAGCCTTATTGGTTGCTTCATCTCGGATCAGAATATCCCATTCATCAATAATCACAATAAATTTCTGACCGGTCGAGTTTCTGATGCGCGACAAAGCGTCCGCCAATGTCAACACTTCGTTAGGAAGAACTTCAGGGTAGTACTCTTTTAGTTCCTCCAAAACCGATTGCGTAATGTAGGATATAATACTTTTGATGTCTGCACAGCTGGACAAAAACCATTGTACATCTATATGGATCACATCATACTTGTTGAGATGCTTTTTGAAGTCGCTACTCTTGCCGATTGTAAGCCCATCGAACATCTTTTCTGAATCGCAGCCTTTGCTGTAATAGGCTGCCAGCATATTAGCCGTATAGGACTTACCAAACCTCCGGGGGCGGCTATTGCAGATATATGCTTCTGGCGTATCAAGAACGCTGTTGGTATATTCCAGCAGACCCGTTTTGTCCATATAAATTTTTGAATTCAGTGCAACTTGAAACGCACTATTATCCGGATTCACGAATCTTCCCATTTCGCCAAAGCCTCCTTCAGTAGTCATTTATTTCTAACCATTCAAATGACATTAGTATAGTCATATAGTACCATTTATCGATACAAATAGCAAGTTGGAAATTTCCCTATAATAGTACAAAAGGTACAAAAGCGCCGCAGCAGGGATCTCTTTCATAGCATGATCTATCATCGCAGACACCTCATCTGCTATGACGATGATTAAATTTTGCCACATGGAATCCTGCTTTCTGCATATAATCTTCAAAAATATATGCAGATAAAACTCGAAAGGCGCAATAAGCCACAAATTGCGATAATTTCCCTTCGATGAACCTGTCAGATGTCATCTGTTTGAACCATTCGGAATTCCCGAATAGTTGCCATCACGGTCTATTCCTCATCCGAATTATAATATTACCATTTACTGATTCAAATAGCAAATCTAGCGTCATTCCATAACGACACAATAATGCCGTGGAAGTATTTCCTCCACGGCACGATCTGTCGTTATAGCTGTGCGTTTCTCTCTCTCTGCAAATTCCAGACAGGCAACCCTTCCCGGCGCTTTGCCTCGCATCGCTTTGCAGCCATGCGATATGTTTTCTCGCATCTTGGCACGCTCTTGGAATCCAGTCATGGCGCTGCTTCCCCAATGCGGTACAGCAGAGGACGCTATTCACTTTTTCGGAGGTTTGGAACCTCCTAATACATAAGAGAACAGCGAATCGGATTTTTTCCACAACTTTTTCAATTTTCTTTTTTTACCAGAAATATATCCACACGCATATCTTTCCACAAACCGGGGTGGATCTTAATCCCACGCGCTTTCTGATACTCATACCAACCATGTCGAAAAGAATTGTGCGCTCTGCACAAATTTTAGTTCGTTGGCTTGTAAGTGCGAATTATGGGACAAGCCATGATTTATAATGGAATTATGGAAGCGCTTATTGCATTCTATATCGATACGGCGATGATTAATGGCAAAAATTGAAACAACAAAAAAGGAAGCATATATCCGCTTTGTTCCCCAAGCGGGGCACATCAGATATATGCTTCCTGTATTATATGATTATCTTGTGTGAAGGGGCATTACCGCAAAAAGGTAACATCAAAACTGGTAAAAGGACTATACAGCGCGTTTACACTGTAGTGCAGGGTTAGATACTTTTTATCAACCGTAAACAGCAGCGTATATCCTGCAGAACGATCTAGCGCCCGCATACGGATTTCCAGCGTTGAATCACTGAGCCATCCGTAGCTCGCAAAGAGAACATCCTGACCCGAAAGCCGCGGCATTTCTTTCATGCTGTCTGCCGCGATAAAGGTTGAAAAACCATCCCAGTTATCTTGTTGACGAAGCCATTCCCCGTAGCCAGCGCTAAATGAGAATTGTTCAGTACCGCGATAGAATACCATGCGTAGGCGGGAGGTGTCCTCCTGCTGTATCGACAACTTTGTGATTCCGGCAGGATTCGCCATAGCAGACATCATTCCCTGCAAAGCGATGGTATCACAGCTGGATGCTTTGCCACCGGCCATCGGAATAGAAAATTCGGTAAAAGGCTCTACGGTTTTCGGATAATCCATTGCTTCAAATAAGCAGTTCAACACTGCTTGACTGCCGGTTGTTGCATTGGACATTGCTATGACAAGCTGGTTCTTGGGCTGGACAAAGCACAGCTGACCGTGCAAGCCAGAGCAACGGAAGGCATCATGTGTACACATCCAAAATTGATAGCCATATCCCTGTCGGTTCTCACTACGGGCCACTGGATATTCCGAGGCATTTTCTACTTGCTTTGCTGTTGCGGCAACTACCCAGCTTTCGG